ACAAGGCTCTAACACCTCTCGAAATGCATTATCCACAGCCTCAAACCGAAGCCTCAATGATATCACAATTGGACTAGATCCGGCCCAAATTCTTCGTGAAGTAGCCTTCGAAATAAATGAAGTCTCTCCACGTGTGATCAATTGTGTCACCGCATTCCCAATAGCCAGTGCATTCGTTGGCACGATCTGTGTCCACCTAGATGCGACCTTCATTTGAAAATCATCTTGCAAAAGTCCAATTACCTTAGCGTTTGACCGATACGACGTAATCTTCACCTTATATGCATCAGGAACAATGTCCCCATCAGACACATGACCATAAAGCACTGGTGTTGCAGATTGTACTGATTCTCGCCTATCCTGAAATGGCCCTCCCACATCCTCAGAAAAAACCACTGTCTCAGGTTTAGGCACCACATTCTTAACTGTTCTCTCTCCAGGAGAAATTGGATTTATGTCTCTAGGATCAGCCATGATCACTCTCCAAATCTCAAATTACCATTCGCATGCTCATTCAACAATACATCTCCTGAATCATGAACATTCGGTGGAAACATAGTTCCTGTGACTGGATACTTCTCATTTGCTTCCTTCTCACGTCGAGCCATGTTCTCATTTGCACGCTTCATCAAATCATTCTGTTCTGACACTTTGTCATTCAGTTTCTTCATCTCCGCAGCCAATGTATATGTTGCAGGATCACCGCCACCAATTCGTATGATCTCATTACTGCGTTCCACAAGAGAAGGACCCACATTCGGACCCATCACCACATCCTTCAACTCTTCCACAAACCCCTTCACACCTGATCGTAATCTTCTATGCTCCAAATCAATACGCATCTTCTCCTTTGCCAAATGCTCAGCCATTCCACGCACTGACATGTGCGCCTGCTTAGCCACCTCTTCAATCCCTTGTTTCTCAATAACCTTAATCCAATTTTGATACGATTTCTCCGATGCTGCTAATGCTTCCTTCTCCTGCTTCTTTGCACCAAGCCAATCATTCACAGCATTATGCAAACGACCAAATTGAACGATTGCATTCCCCACACCAACTGCCAACAACGCAAATCCAGCACCCTTTGCTATCAATGGTCCCATAGCTGCACCCAACAACACAAAATCATCAGCCACATCAGCCAAACCAGTGCGTAAATCTCCCAAACGACCCCTGCCCTTACCTCGAATATCCTTCAAAACACTTAGCAACTCTTTCGTATACTTCGCACGATATGCACCCTTATTCCAAAACTCCATCAAACTTACATCTGCACGACCTCGACCAGTGCGATCCTTGATCTGTGGAGTCTGACTCACACCACGACCCACGGTTCCAGCAATGTCAGCCAATGAAGCACCCGCACGACGTGCTTGAACAACATTCTCCAAATCCCCAGTAGGTGAATATGCTTTCAATTTACTCGCAAATTTCCTCTCTTGACGTTCCATCAGCTTCTTACGAACACCACCAGCAACACCCACTGCTCCCTTCGCCACATCGTATCCCATTCCCAAAATTGGAGCAAAAGGCCCAGCTAATGTCTCAGCCGTTCCACGTGCCAGCCTACGGCCCAATTCTAGCGTCCCAGGAGCCGTTCTGGACAAGAAATCCATCACACCCTCCCTCTGGGAGCCTATAGCCTGCTTAACGCCTTTACGGACGATCTGGCGCGTTACATTGAGGTCCTTAGCAGAAATTCCAATCTCCTGCTGAACCTTATCCAATTTTGCCCTCAGGGCCTTCACCTGAGCTGCCTGCTCCATCAGAGCATCTTTCTTCTCCTCAATCTGACCCGTCAACTCATACAACACCTTTGCATCATCCCTACCAATAGTCTGATTCTGTAGAATGCTCTCGATTGTGCCTCGAACTTTCTGAACCAAATTGAGAGCAGAATCAATCTCCTTCTTCTGGGGACTAGCCCCATACATAGATGACAACGACTTAAAGAAAGACAGGTAATCTCTAGTATATTTAGCATGGAGAGCGCGCAGCACCTTCATGCTATACTGATCCACACCAAATACATTCTCATAGTAAAACCGTCTTCGTCTTGCCATACTACTTACCTCTCATCAATTCATCTTCATCCTGAAGTTGTTTCTGCAATCGACTATCAAACCAGTCTAACATCCGTGAACCCGTCTGCCGCAGATCACTCAGTGTAAATCCAGGAACCCTATAACACAACCTAAACTCACGCTCCAAAAGTGTCTGTAAGGGTTTTACCATCCGGAAAAAAGAAGTCAAGTCGAAAGGGAACCTCAACATCCTCCTCACATGAGCATTTCGGACACTGAAACTTCGTAACCATATCTGGTCCATGATACATCTGCTCATGCCATGCACGAATCTTCGCCATATCCCTGCCACTATATGTCTTCAATTCATAAAAACGATCCATCACTGGCTTCTCCGATACGATAGACCGTGCCCACTTGAACAAATATGCCTCACCAGAATTAGGAAACTTTTCAATCTCCATCTGATCTCCCACAGTAAGAAGTCTCAAATCTACTGACTTACCTGACGGAAGTATCACATGATCTGGCTGTTGAAAACTATCAGGCAACAATACCTTCTCCAACTTTCGCAAATCAATCATAGGCTCAATATCACTGAAACATTGTGTACATACAGTGCGCACCTTCATATACTCACTGTATGAATTAATGTACTCCCACAAAATGATATACAGACGATCTCCCATTGTCAACTTAGTCACATCAATTCCCTGAACAACATCACGCAGAATCTGCAAATACTTTGATTCCACATTTACAGGATTAATCTGTGACAGTACGATTTCATCTCCACCCACATATGGCCTCACAGTAATGCTCTCTGGAGCCACATCATATGGAAGACATCTAGATGGTAACTGAATTGGAAGAAACTCACTCATTTTTCTCTCCGGTCAATTTGAGTGATTACAGGGTCAGACCTCCTCGTGTCAGAATGTTACCTGATGCAGTAACAATTCCATTAACTGTCCCACCTGAACCACCTAACAATGATATAGTTTTTGCAGCTATATCCCCAGCCACATTCGTCACGCCTTCTCGAATAGATCCGATCAGACTCGTCATCTCAATGCGATCCACAGAAAACTCAACTGCATACCGCAACACATCCTCTTCTCCATATGTGAGATCCACAAGAGGCTTTCGTATTGGGAAAGCTCCCTTCAATTCAAACCTCACCGATTCCACATATGACCGATCATACATGGCAACAAAGAGACTCTTCTTATAATGACTCTTCGGATAGTAATATCCTTGTCCATCCACCATCAAATGATACCATCCATGGAAATAACTCAACACAGAATTATCCACAGGAGCCAAAAACACCGCAGTGAAACGATTAATGTCTTGTAACCCAGCATAGAATCTCTGGAAGGCTCCATATCTCAATTGAGACAATGAAGCCATTCCATAATCTCCAAACTGAACATCTTGACAATACTGAGAAACCGCAAACCCAATGTTTCCATTGATGTTATGGGGTAACAGCAATTGCCAATTGTACTTTCTTTGAAGCATCCATGCCTTGGTCAACCCTGCATATCCAGCCCCAGATAGATCAAATCCCAAAGTTGCCATTAACTCACCAACTCCCAACGATCAAAACTAAATGTAGCATTGAAATAAATAGATGTATCGTCCTCATAATTCAACGGCACATCATCTACATTCTGCACAAACATTCCAATGGCCTTAATGGTCATCCACACCTCTCCCTGCATACTCAAACATCGTAAATAGACATCAGCCTTAATAGCCACATCAGGACCGCCAACTCCGGTACGCGCACCTGTAATCGCCTCCTGCCACCCATGAAGAGCATCAAACACCTTTCTATCTGTACCCTCAATAAACGTCATAGTCCACGTATGGGACATAGTCAATTTACCAGGGAATACAATTCCAGGAGTACCCTTAAATGGCACAGTGATCTGCCCATGACCACGACCAGGAATGACCGTAGTTTGACACCTCAAATCCATCACATCAGAATCCCCACCACCAATAGGATTGGTGAAGAGCATTTCCCACAAATATGTTTTTGCAGGATTTGTCAAATTGTTCTTAAGAACATCCGCACTCATATCAGCCATGATACCTTCTCCTTTTCAACTATCTATTAAAAGATCGCTCCTCGATCAACCAATTCATCAAACGTTGCACCAGTTGTTGTTACAGTTGTCTGAAGACGAATATACTCCGCAGCACGAACAGGTTTCACAAGGACATCTATGCGCAACTCATTACTGTCAATAACTGCGGCAGTATTGTTTGTGGTATCACAGAT